GAGATATGGCAGTCAAAATTGCAACAGCATCCAAGTTTGTAGATTTTAATTGAAGCGAAACAATTGGATAATATGTTCCTGCTGTTGCTAATGATTTTGGGGACTGGACAAGTGTACCAACACCCCATTGGTCACCCCTCAATTCGTAGCCACCTTCACTAATTACAGATGAACATACTTGCTTGAGTGTTGAGTTGCTAGCTGTTGCTGCTGTATTTTTAATCTCGTATCGACATGGCAACGACCCAGTTGTCATATATGTACTTTCAATTAAATTGGCATGATGGAATGAATGTGTATGGATCAACTGGCCATCGATGACAAAGCCACAGCGGACAGTACCTAGACCTAACCACTCAATATCGATGAATGCAATCTGAGCCTTTGAAATGTCTAATGTTACTTGAGATGGTGATGTTGGCACTTCCCCAAGTAAAGTATCTCTATTCCAGTTTGCTTGGGATACTCTTGTTTCATTAACAGCGTTGTTTGAATATGAACGCTCTACCCAAGATAGTGTGGTACCATCCAATTCCAAATAGACACCATTCTGGGCACCAAAGTAACCACAGCGTTGTCTAAGACCAGTCTTGGCTGTATTGAAGACAAATGTTTGTAGAATCTGTAATGACTTACCTGGTTGGTAAGAGAATACTTTAGTTGTCTCTCTTATAATCTCAGCATCACTTGTTGTATCTAAATTCAATACAATAAGACCAGCATTAGCATTATGAGCGTATGTGGCAGTAGCTGTGTTTGATGTAGACCATAGGCCATTATCTTTGAAACGGTGGGAGCTATCAAACAAAGTAAGCGGTGTAGAGACGCGAGCTCGGCCAAATGCATCGACAGCTGTGCCTGATGGGTTGGCTGGACCAATACGGTTACCATACTGGTCAGCAAGCATCACTACTTCAAATAGTGTCTTGCCGTCTGGTAAGTATTCGTGTCTGTCTTTTCTAAACTGTGCCATTTAGCGAGCCTTTAGAAAATTAGCTTTGGAGAAAGCAGTGCGGCCACCTTTGCCAACACCCGATCTCCTAACCAACTTAGTTGGCCTATTGCCTCTAATTGATACAAACCCTTCTGGTCCAGATGGCCTACCGTGGATAGAATGCTCATATCCATGATGGTCCAAGCTAGATAGGTGGTCTACTAATTCATTTTTTGCATTTTCTAGATGGTCATGGATATTTAGTATACGGTGGAAGTGGTGCTTGTTCTTTTGAACGTGAGCTAGGTCTTCATCCATAGCCTGCTGTCTTCTTGCCTTACCGGCTGGTGTTTTCAACTTATCAACTTCAGCTTGGTGCTTATTTTTTAGCCAGGCCATATAGGCTGTGGCTGATCTTTTAGCACCAGTTCTAACTGTACTATTAATAAACGTTTTTAGATTGACTCTGTGGTTAGCAATAGCATTATGTGTTTCTTCTGTAGCACCCTCAAACTCTTCAACAGCTTTCTTCATATGGTGTTCAAACTTTGTCTTTGGTGCCTTAGCTGCATGAACTACATGGACTGGCAATACATGAACATCTGGATGGTGTTTAAATCCACTACCTTCCTCGTGTGGATCAAATCCATAATGTGCTTGCATTGATTCAAGATCGCCATGGCCTTTATACTCAGTATGGATAGCAACACCAATTCTAGCCTTCTTAATCTTTTTGCCTTCTGGTGAATCATGCTTTTGGGAATACGTTAATGTGTTTGGTGTGAAATGATACTTGCCATCATGGCTTGTTATATCATTATGTGTATACATAATGTCGCCTTGGAATACTCTACCCTTTGGAGTAATCTTTTTGAGATGGTCGTGGGCGGCCTTTAGCTTTTCAACTAAGCCAGGGGCATGGCCATGGTTCTTTTCAATATCTTCGTGGGAGTAATTAATCTTAGGTTCTTTATTAAATGCAGACTTAGATGCTGTAAAGAACTTACCAGTGACTGAATGCAGACTTAGATGCTGTAAAGAACTTACCAGTGACTGGATGATAACCAAAGATTACGGAAGGTGAACCATCATACTTAATTACATTCTTAGTAGAAGAATGAGTAGCACCCACGATAGCATTATGTGTATCATTGAGTGTATGGAAAGCGTGCTTGAAGCCCTCAGTACCAGAGTCAATGACATGCTCTTCATTGTGCTTCAAATGAATTAGCTTGCTTTCGTCGTCGACTGTTTCTTTCAAATACTGAATAAAACTCATTATTGATTGGCTCTATATTTTGTTACTGATCCATTGTGGTCTGCTAAGTAAGCATCAAACTTTGTTTGAGGATAAAGCTTCCTTAGAGACAACAACGCGTCTAAATTGGTTGTTGCATCATCAAATAAGGCTACTCTAGAGAATGGACGACTTTCACGTTTAGCTTTATCGAGGTATTGAATAAAAATTGCCTTTTTTGCTAGAGCAGAAGGACCAGGTATCTTACCAGCTCTTTCAACCCTCATACTATCAATATCAATATCTTGATGTCTAAATGTATCTAGGAATATCTCCTTTTCATCAAAATCACCCCTAGCTGTGACTATAATAACTTGGTGTGACCCCTCAGAGTTTTTTGCCCTAGCTAGGTCATCCTTTAGCCTCTGCACCATTTTATTTATTGGTTTGGATGTTTCTCTAAAGTGTTTTGCCGATCTAAATTCCTTGTAAGAATCATCCGGACCACCTATTTTATACTCTTCATTGCGAGCTAGTTTGTAGGTATTGTACTCTTTATTATCCAATAATTTAACAACTTCGCCTGTCTTTTTGTCGAACACACGGACTCTAGCTGTAGTATTAAACAGCGTTTCATCGATGTCAAATATAGTCAACTTACGTTGTACTACCATGATTGCCCCATATATATACTCTAAAGTTATATATGGGAAACCCCCTTTCGGGGGCTTCTTTATAGGGACACAGTGTAAGGTTCCATCGACCTATTGTATTGGTTATTAACCCTAATGAACTCTGTATACATGTGAAGCTGAGAAACTCTATACGCTCCAACATACGCGCAGCACGATCTAATACCACCAAGAACATCAAGTATTGTGTTCTTTACTGGACCTTTGTAGGGCATGGATACTGTTCTACCTTCTGAAGATCTATAGCTAGCTAGTTCGCCCTTATGCTTAACCTGGGCTGTTCTGGAACTCATACCATAGAACACAATCTTGTTATTAACAATAGGCTGCTCACCTTCATCATGCCCTGCTAGCATTGAACCTAGCTTGACATACTTGGCACCAGCACCAATTGCCTTACAAACATCCCCTGGGTTTGTAATACCTCCATCGGCAACAATCTCAGACTTATTACAGGCAAGCGCACATTCAGCCACAGCACTAAATTGAGGATAGCCAATACCTGTCTTGATACGAGTAGTACAGACAGCACCAGAACCAATACCAACCTTAATTAGGTTAGCACCAGCTGCCTCTAGCCTTGTTACTGCCCTAGGTGTAACAACACTACCAGCCATAATAATACTATGTGGATTTTCATCTCTCAGCTTAGTAACAAAGTCATAGAACTGTTCCATATAACCATTGGCAACATCAACGCAGATGTTAGCCGTCTGGCCAGTTCGTTGTTTGATCTCTCTAATGATTGAGGATGTTAGTTTAAAATCATCCTGGCTAATACCAGTAGAGACATAAGAGTACTTAATTGGATCAGTGTCATCTTCATTCAAACATTCGTTGATGAATTGAATCCATTGATCGAGAGTGTAGTGTTTGACGATAGCAGTGCTAGCACCATGTCTGCACAAGGCCCTCGCCATGGAGAATGTTCCAACACCATCCATATTAGATGCAATGATAGGATTGTAGTCCATTACAACTTTGGATCTACTATCGATATCAGAGAACTTAGGGACGATTAGAACATCGCTATAGTCTAATTTAGGAGCATCTTGAATCATAATCCAATACCTAGCCTGTCGGCAATTCTAATCTGAAAGTCTACAAGATTCTCATATACAGTCCTAACAACATCTGAACTCACATTGTTAGCTCTTGCTGCATATTCAATTGCTTCTTGTTTACATAGTCCTTCATTTTCAGCTTCAATCAAACTCATTTCAATAACATGATTAAGTTGCATAGTTACTCCCTATAGTTCCAAACGACATGATCCTCAATTAGCTGACGATGCTGAATCCAGTACTTAAAGTTACCAGACCACATGGCACCACTTCTATCTGAATGAGTAACACCCTTCTCCCAACTATCACAACTGCTACAGCTGTTTGTGAGGTTTGTCATTGGAGTTGCTTGGTGTTCTAAAGGCGAGGCATGGACTGGTTTAGATTCAACCAATCGCTCAAAAATGTCTCTAGCTTTATCGATATCGGTGTTTAGAATTCTATAGGAAACTTGAGCACAGCAAGAGGCTGAAATCATGATAGCCTGCTCAGCAGTCAAGTATGTCTTTACAACCTGCTTCTCTAGGTTGTCTTGTTCTTCCCAAATGTAATACTGAAGCCCTAGCTCAGTATCCTCACGAAGGATGTAGGGCACATGCCATTCACCCTTGGCAAGGCCAACTGGATTGCTCTTATTGTATGCATCCCACATTACGGTAGCCAATTCTTTAATCTCTGGCTGAGCATCTGGATGCTTACGAAGATGGAAGAAGTTATCATAGCTGGTAGCAGTACAGACTACCTTAATCAATTGGTATGGCTCTAAGATTCTATTAGAGACCTGCTTATGGAGATTGAGACTATCAAACTTTCTGGCAGTGTTGCTTGTTGCCCTTGCAATCTCATCCCATAGCTGAGTTGCCTGTAACAGCTCAGGCATATCAAGCTGTTCATTTGCCTGCATGCCCTTAATATTCTTACCCCAATGGATTGGTCTAGCTGGTCTTTGCTCTACCAACTTTACCAACTTGGAAATAGGAATTGCTCTCGAGGAAGCAGCGTTCCTAGAGAGCATGCGGTGAGTCATAAACTCACTATGAATGAATCTTGGGTATTCTAATTCAAATGTTGTTATTCTAGTTGCTGTTCTTGTACAGACTGAGTCTTGAATAACTTTGGCCGTGATTCCATTCTTACCAGTAGAAGTTACGTAGTTGTTCTCGTCCAATGTTCATCCTCACTGCATGTGCTATTAGTGTGTTTAGTTCTTGGGGTACATCACCATTGAGGTCATTGAGCAATTGTTTCTCAAGACCTAGAGAGTGTATTATACGGATTTTATCGACAATGGCAACAAGAGCCGACTCATATTTATCCATCTCTTCGTCAGTTAAGTCTTTGTATTCCATCTTATTACTCCAAAGAGAAAAGGGCAGTCATTCCTGACTGCCCCAAAGACTGATAGATTGTACAGCATCTACCTTGAATGAGCGCCACTCATTCTTTTCAACATCGAAGACTGGTACGACGTCGGTATTTGCCTCCTTCACTCTATCCGTCTTTTTAACATACGGTACTACAAGATCTTCACGAAGTGTGCACTTCATAATTCGCTCGGTACCATCTGACTTTGTGAACCTGACCTCGGCAACGTTTGCCTTGAGGAATTCCATAATCCTGTCTTTAGTGAACATCGTCATAACTCCTCATCCAGGCAAGAACATACTGCTTGGCTTGGGCTCTGCTAAAGTCAAACGCTTCCTGGACATAGGGACCAGCACCAAACATATTGACCTTACCAGAGTCGCGAAGCATATTGAGGAAAGCGAAAACCTGGTCCTGACAATCCAACTTCTCAGAAGTATTACTCATTATCCTTTCTCCAATCCTCTTGGCACTCTAAGAAGAACTGCCAGAGCATACAACTAACATAACCAAGCATGAAACCAGCAATCAAAATAAACGTAGGTACAAATTCAGCTAACATTGTTGTCTCCTATTAGAACGGGATGTCATCAGCATACGGATCGGCATTGTTTGCCGCCGTTACTGGGTCGTTGTAAGTGTTAAGGTCAACCTCAGCATCGACCTTAGTGTAGAGGTCTAAGAACGAAGTCTTAGTCTCGTGGTCAAAGCGGTTCAAGCAAAGCTCGACAGCCTCGATGCGGTTACGGAAGATTGCAAACGCGCTAACAATATGAACAAGTCGTCGAGTAGAGATAACTTCGTTCGTAGCACCGTCAGCGAACGACTTGCGAATAACATTAGCCCACTTGACAAGGTTCTCAGCGAACTTCACATCTTCGCAATTGAACTTTTGCATATTGCGACTAAGGATCTTCAGCTCAACCTTCTCAGGCGGATAGTCTTGCTCGAACGTAATCGGGAAGCGCTCAAGGAACGCCTCGTTCATTACCTTTGTGCCGATAAAGCGGCCATCATCACTACCCTTACCCTTGGTGTTAGCAGTAGCGAAGATATTGAAGCCGACAGCAGGAAAGACCTTCTCACCAGTCTTCTTGATATGGTAGGGCTTACCCTCCATGATCGACTGCAAGCACATGATCTTAGTAGCGTTAAGATCAACTTCGTCCAGGATAAGGACAGCGCCACGACGCATCGCAGTTAGGACAGGACCTTCACGATAGACAATAGAGCCATCAACGAGAGTGTTACCACCAACGAGATCATCCTCGTCAGTCTCTTCCGTAATGTTAACACGGATACACTCGCGCTTCAGTTTGGCACAAGCCTGTTCGATTGATAGAGTCTTACCGTTACCGGACAAGCCAGTAATGAAGACAGGATAAAAGATCTTCGAGTCGATGATCTTAGCGATACGAGAGAACGGACCAAACTCAACGTAGGTCGCATCCTTCGATGGAATAAGATTCTCTACAAGAGCGGCAAGGTTCTGCTTACGGTTGATTGGAGTCACCGTAGCAACCATTGCAACAGCCTGATCAGGTTCGACTTGGGTATTCGCAAACATTGATGGCTCAAGGTCAACAGGGCCAAGTTTCTCTCGCCTGGAGGGCTTTGAGATAGAAGCAGTGGTCGAATAGGAACCTCGACCAACATTTCGGCTCTTGTCATTCAAGAACCAATACGGGATGGGGAACGCTTTTTCGCTAGCAAGCTCAAGAACCTGCGAGCGACTAACAGTCTGACCAAACCGAACGGTCAGATCATCTACAAACTGACGCTTGGCGTTAGCGTCATAGAATCCAGTCTTCGACATAACAAATGTACCTCTTTTTACGGTAGGAGCATTATCCAACAATCTACGGGTCTAGGCAACTGGGTTTTCATGTGATTTAGTAAAATCGTTATGAATCAACAAGTTATAGACCCTTAGAAATCAATAGGTTAGGCTGCCTCAGCGAGAGCCTTACCAAAGTGAACAAGAAGGATTCGGTTCAACTGTCTCTTAGTCTGCTTGTCGATGAATCCCTTGGTCAAGCTCTTATTAGAGACATTACCGTTATGACGCTTGCTCAATGAATCAAACCACTGATCATCATCCTCGTGATCATTGATCGTGCCAGTACTTGAGATGTAGAAGTAGTCATTGAAACCGTATGTGGTCGAATGTAAGAACTTATCTCGACGATACTTTGACTTCAAGAAACTATGATGTGCTTTCCAGTCACCAGGAGTAGTAGATTTAGCGCTAGTGTCGTGGCTGGTTGCATTATAAAGGAACGATAAGCCATCGGCCAAGTAGTAGCCAATGTAACGAGCACCAGTTACTTTACGAGCGATCTTTAGCATATGGTAGGTTGAGAAACCAGCGCGACACTCACCGGGCTTAATGACATACCGAGTACCGCTATGATGGGTAACCAAACTTGCAGTCTTACAATCACGATTGATATACCCATCACGCATACCATACTGACCACGTTCGCCATGATAGCGAATGTTATTAGCATGGTCATCTTCACCATCAGTTAAGAAGATGTTAACCATGTTCTCGATGTTATACTTGGCTACAAACTCATTACTGATCTGTTGGGAGAGGATGATAGCCTCATTCAACGGAGTGGCAGAAAGCTGCTCACCAACTTTCTTGAGATCAAGACTCCAATACAACTGCTCGGCACGTGCCTGGGCATCACCAGTAATATTACCACGTCTGTGGAGACCACAGTAGGCTTCATAGTAACACTTTAGCATCAAAATGTTATTGAACGCAGTCTTATAGTCACGAGCATTGAGTTCGCTAGAGATGTACTCTTTCAGGTGAAAGTTATGCTTGATCTGAATTGCACCAGGCTTACAATCGCTTTGTTCCAAGGCAAAGCCAGAAACAATGTGCTCGCGAATAAAGTGCAATGAGGTTTCCCCGTCTGAGAAACCATAAACGCGGAAAGGAATGTTAACCTTTTTACAAAACTCAGAAAGAATAAGAACCTGGTTGAATACACCACCAATGACGTTTGCCATTGAACCAGAGAGGTCCACGTACATAATCATACCGTGGTTCTTGCCTTCAGGGAAGCTCATTACTCGCTTGAATATGTCATCAGAGAGGCGGTACTTATGCAACCGAGCCACATCGATCTTACCAGTCTTAGAGACCTTACCGCGATTTAACATACGAGCGTTCTTACGCATCTCAAATTCCTTAATCAGGAAGTTGATATATGCCATGTTATCGTTACGATAGTCAGTCAGCGCTTGGTTGGTAAACTGATCGTAAGAACTATACGGAAGTCTCTGAGGAACAATGCGCTTGTTCTTGTTAGTTTCGATGTATTCATTGAACATTGTACGAGCGCCAAGATCAATAAGTGGACTCAGCTTACTAGCAGATATCACATAGTTATCAAGATTGTATTTACCAATCGTGATTGAAGCAGAGCCAGTATCATAGTTGTAGTGATCATTCTTCTTGGCGTTTGCAAACATCTCGCTTTCCTTCTTACGAAAAGTTTGATCAGTTTGAGAAGGCGCAACGGACTCACTATTATCACCGGCGTCTGAATCATCCTTGTCGTCAGAAGAATTGCTCTCCTGGTCCTCTTCGCTCTCAGAGTCGCCTTCCTGTGAGCTGCCTTTCTCATCAGAACGCTCACCAGCAGGTGAGTCTGACTTCTTGCCATCAAGCGGATTATTTTGAGAGTTAGGTTTGGCAGCACCCTCTTCCTGCTTCTTGTTCTTCTTGCCCTGGCGACCAATCAGCTTTTTGGCAAACGCAACGACTTCATCCCAGGTCTCGAGCGAGTAGGCCTCTTCAACAAGAGTCTTCTCTTCATCATCGAAGTCGACAAGAACATAGGCACCAACCTTCGCCTCGACATTCAACTTATCGATGAAGTCCATCGTGTTGACTCGAGCCTGAAGATTTTCACCAAAGAAGTTCTGGTTGACGAGTTTCTTATACGCATTGGCGAATGATCGACGGAGGCCAGGATACTCAGCCTTGATCTTACGCTCAATGCGGATGTCTTCGATCACGTTGAGATAGGTCTTCAACGTATCGTTCATCTCACCATTCTCCATGATAGCAGAATGGAACCCCTCAGCAGGAGTCTCACGAGCGTGACCAACCTCATGGCCTTCGAAAAGGTCAAGAAGATCTTCGTCAAGATTTGGGATGAGGGGGATGTGAATCGTTCGGCTCTTCAGATCGAAGAACGCGGTTGGATACTTGGCCGAGTACTGAACAGACAAGTTCTCGGTCGCCAGTAGTCGTGCAAGAGCAGACTTCTCGTTAAGTTTGGTGTTCAACATATGCGTCCACTATACAGAAATCCGTAGGAAAGACAACACTAAGAATCAGGGAGTTATAACCCCTTGATTTATAAGGAACTGTAACTTATTGATTTTATTAGTTAAAGTCAAACTTACCAAACTTGGCGACAACAGAAGGCTCATATTCGGTGCTATAACTAGAGCCAGGAGCATCCATAATATTACTCTGAGCACTACCCTCTACATCATACAATTTCATCTTGGCCTTATCAACTCCGACAACAAATCGTTTATACTTTGTTGGATCACTATAACGATTCTTCAACTGCTTAACCATAATCTGGTTTAGCTTATCTAACTCTTCAGTAGCGATAAGAGCAATCATAATATCAGCAGTAGCAGGAAGACCAAACGACTCAGAAGTATCTTCTAGGCCAACATCGGTGTTTGTATATCCAGTTCTATTCGTCTGGGTAGCAGAGACAATAGGAACATCAAACTCTACTCCAAGTCCTCTTAACTCTTCAGCAATAGCTTTGACATAGGTATAAGAGTTGACATTGGCACCAGCCTTCAATCTAGAAGAACTACAAATATTCAAGTAATCGATATAGATGATATCGGGCTTGAAGTTTCTCTTCAATCTTAATTCATTTAGTAGATGTCTAAAGTTTGCACTACCGGCAGACGCAGTAGGATACTCTTTAATGATTAGCTTACCAGTAGTCTTATTTCTAAACCTATCAATCTTCTTCTGATAGGCTTCCTTTGTAAGGACAGCAAGCTCATCTAGAGTAACATCTAGAAGATTAGCATCGATTCTTTCAGCAATCTTCTCTTCAGCCATTTCCATCGTAATGTATAGAACATTCTGACCAGAGGATAGGTTATGGGCAGCCATATGGCACATCGCCAACGACTTACCAACACCAGTACCAGCCAAGATAATGTTTAGGGTCTTACGAGGAAGGCCGCCCTTAGTAATCTTATTCAAGAACTCAATATCGAAAGGAATTCTCTTCTCTTTCTTGTGGTAGTTATCAAACCGACTATTAGAGTCTTCTAGGAAGTCATGGCCAATGTTTTGGTCAAATGACACACCAAGAGCATCGGAAAGTAGTTTTGGTATTGCACCTCTACTTTGCTGCTCTTTCTTATCATCCATAATCTTGATTGAATCCATAATGGCATTATAGATTGCCTTATCCTGACAAAACTTCTCAGTATTGTCTAACAGCCACTGTTCGTCGACTGTTGGATTCATTCCTATTAGTTTGATACACTCCTTGGCTTGTTCGTAGGTGGTCTGGTTCAAGCCTTTGAGTTCATCGAGGTCGACACTAAGGACGGCCTTATTAGGTGTCTTATTATACTTCTCTACAAATTGCCTAACAAGCTCAAAGACAACCTTCTGACCTTCATCAGAAAAGTAATCTTTCTTTAGGAATGGAAGAGTCTTTCTGGCAAACTCCCCTTCTTGAACTAATGCAGAGATAATATAATTTTCAATCATACAATTTCTTCTACTATACCCAAAATTTCAGCAACAATCAACAATAAGCCAGCCATTACTACATACTGTCCAACAAGGACAGCGCCAGCTAGAATGCGAAGACTACTCTTCGCCAGACTCCACCTCAAGTGATTCTTCGGGTCCGGATGCTCCATAACTAAACTCCTTCTTTGCAGCTTCATCAATAGCCTTCAGTACTTCATCTGTATAATACTTCTCGGGGTCTTCAAGAATGTTCTTACCAAAGACCTTAGATCCATCTGGCATCTCATATCGAGTAGATACTTTCTTAAAGATACCATACTTCTCAGCAAGGTCTAGTAGACCATAATAACGATCAAGACCCTTATCATAAGTCAGCAAGCATTCAACTTGTGCATTCTCCTTTGAGAGTCGTGACTTATACATCTTCACCTTAATGACATTACCAATTACTTCGTTGTCAACCTTTTCCTTTCTCTTTGACAACATAGCAATAGTAGAAGCAGCATACTTCAATCCAGTACCGCCAGAGATCTCGTTCATTGGAACATAAGACCCAACCATAGCATACACATGGTTAGTTACTAGCATCGGTACCTTATACTTTGCACACTTCAATGTCAAGACTCTAAAGGCAGCCTTGATGACCTGACTCTTAGTCATGTCTCTAGTATCCTTACCTTCGAGAGAGTCAGCCATTTCCTTAGAAGTCGATAGCATACCCAAAGAGTCAA